CCAACGGACGTTGGGCAATGATCGGAATCATAGCAGCACTAGGTGCCTATGCAACAACAGGACAAATCATTCCAGGAGTATTCTAATGGATACCACAAACAACTTTGACATCTGGGCAAGAGCTAACGGACGTGCAGCAATGATGGGCTTCTGGGCAATCATCGGAGCATATGCATACGTCAAGTACTTTGCGTAAATGTTTACAAAACTAAATAGTTACTCGTAACAAATCTAAACAATACAATGAGCGACTTATCAGCCGCAACAGATTCAGTATCACCACTGCTAGCTATCCTCTGGGTATTTTATCCGATGGCTGCAGTGGTGTTGATTGAATTAATCCTAAGAGCATTTAGTAATGATGACGATGATGACACTAACGGAGGAAAAGGTATCCGTATAGCACAACCAGTAGCAGTACCATCAGGAGCATAGAAATGTATCAAGCAATATTCATAGCAACCTTAGCAGCAGTAGCTTATACCAATGTCGGTCAACTCGTTCTTCAGTAGTGCATGGTACCCACTCTACGAATTTGCATTCTTTTGTAGTGTAGGGTTCACAGCAGGATCTCTAGGTTTAATCTGATGGAAACTTTTAGGATGACTGTTATGATGTGTGGTGGAGTTATTATCTTTACTACACTTTGGCTAACAATGATGTACGTTATGATGGAAGATTGACAAATTCAGAATATATACGGTATAATGTTACGTAGTAGATTCTGATCCATGAGAGAACAAATAATTAAGGCACTCCTTGCTCATGCTCAAGGTGATATCGCCAAGCATAAAGCAAACGTTGAAGTATATCTTACCAACCCAGTTGGTATTGGTGAGCATTCAAATGTCCTTGAGGCAATTGAAGAGGAGTTGAATATGATTGCTAAGTATCAAGATCAGATTGACGTAATACAAAAGTATTTTAAATCATGACCACGTTATCTAAGGATATAAAATTAGGTACTAAGAAGTCACACTCAGCAGCGGAGAACACAAAGTTCGTCGCTGCATTTCTTCGTGGTGTCATTAGCAGAGAGAACTATAGGACATTAATAAAAGATTTTTATTTTGTTTATGCTGCTATTGAAGAAGAGATGGAGAGGTTGAAGGGTGATAAGTATATTGATGGTATTAATTTCCCAGAACTATCTCGTATAGAACAACTCAAGATGGATGTTAGGTACTACTATGGTCCTAACTGGAGAGCAATCATTGCACCATCAGAGAGTGCTGTTCAGTATGTTGAGAGAGTACATGAGGTAGCAGATAAAGATCCTTACCTGTTGGTAGGACATCATTATACTAGGTACCTTGGTGATCTATCTGGTGGTCAGATACTTAAAGGCATAGCAGAGAAGGCATTGAACCTAAGAGAAGGTGAAGGTCTAAAGTTCTATGAGTTTGATAAGATAGATGATAAGAAAGAGTATAAGAATAAGTATCGTGCTGCACTAGACAGTCTACCTCTTGACCAGGGACAGATTGATGCTATAATTGCTGAAGCAAATTATGCATTCAAGTTGAACATGGATTTGTTTGACGAACTAGCAGGAGATTCTAAAGATGGTTGGAAATCATTCTTCAAAGTCCTACTCGGATATATTAGACGAGGTTAATGGTATGAAAGGACTTTCTTTTCATGTCTATAAAGGAGAGGAAGTCTTGAAGGCTGACATCAGTATTGATGATCTCGAAGAGTTTTTAGTTAAGCATCATGGTCATCTTCATAAGTTTGAGATCGTTGCACTAGAGGATCCAGAGTATGATGATGCCAGTTTCTGAACTGTCTTCTTGACAAAACTTTACACTGCATATATAATACTAGCAAGGGCACTGTCAATAAGTCCCCCCGTATGGTCCTAGGGCCTCCAGTAAGGAGGATATGGACTTTTAAATACCCCCTAACCAAGACCACGGGGTCACAATGTCTTATCATAACAAGTAAACACCGCACTCTTTTTTCAAATGACTACTCTTCAAAGAAGAGACAGCTCATTCTTGCAGAATTGGGACGAGTTCACCCAGTGGGTAACATCCACTGAGAATCGCTTGTACGTTGGTTGGTTCGGAGTTCTAATGATTCCATGCCTTCTAGCTGCAGCTACTTGTTTCATAATTGCATTTATTGCAGCTCCTCCCGTCGATATCGACGGCATTCGTGAACCCGTTGCAGGTTCACTTCTTTATGGCAACAACATCATCTCTGGTGCTGTCGTTCCATCATCAAACGCTATCGGAATGCACTTCTATCCCATCTGGGAAGCAGCTACTCTAGACGAGTGGTTGTATAACGGAGGTCCATATCAGTTAGTAGTAATGCACTTCCTCATTGGTATCTCTGCCTATATGGGTCGCCAATGGGAGTTATCATACCGTTTAGGTATGCGTCCATGGATTTGTGTAGCATATAGTGCACCAGTTTCTGCTGCGTTCGCTATCTTCCTCATCTATCCATTCGGACAAGGATCTTTCTCTGATGGAATGCCATTAGGTATCTCAGGGACGTTCAACTTCATGTTTGTGTTCCAAGCAGAGCATAACATCCTCATGCATCCCTTCCACATGTTAGGTGTGATAGGTATGTTTGGTGGAGCATTGTTCTCTGCTATGCATGGTTCACTTGTTACCTCGTCACTGATACGAGAGACAACTGACAATGAAAGTCAGAACTATGGATATAAGTTTGGACAATCCGAAGAGACATACAACATCGTCGCCGCCCACGGGTACTTTGGTAGACTAATATTCCAGTATGCTTCTTTCAACAACTCACGATCACTACACTTCTTCTTAGCGGTGTTCCCTGTGGTCTGCGTCTGGTTTACATCCATGGGTATATCAACCATGGCATTCAACCTAAATGGATTCAACTTTAACCAGAGTATCCTTGATGCTTCGGGTCGTGTTGTTCCTACATGGGCAGACGTTCTTAACAGAGCAAACTTAGGTATGGAAGTAATGCATGAGCGTAATGCTCACAACTTCCCACTTGACCTCGCTGCAGCTGAGGTTACTGAGGTTGCACTTGTAGCACCTGCTATAGGTTGACACTGTTAGCAAAATATGATACAATGAGGGGGTCAAACCCCTCATTTTTTATGTCGTGGAATATATAATAGTAAAAAACGCATGGAATTAAACGAACCTCACCACCATGTAAATGATCTATGGGAAGACATGGATCGTCTTAATGCATTGTATGAAGAACTCATGTGGGATCATGAAGATGTCCTTGAGTTTGTTGCAGACTATGAAAATGATAGAATTATTGTGAGGAATAGAAGTAGGTTAAATGAGTCCTGATGTACATGACATACCCATCGTAGGAAACTTCTACACAAAGAAGGAGGTGGACAAGATGATTGCTGATGCTCTCGCTGAGGCAAGGGCAATCGATGAAGCATCTATGCGTAAACATAACAGAGATGCTACCATCATCAGTATGATACTAGGCTTTATATGCCTGGCATTATTTGTTGATGGGTTACTTAGAATACTTGGTATCATTCCACCATTCATGGACTTAGATGTCAATGTTATTGATGATGTAATAGAGAAGGTGGAGAGTGATATGATACCAATGATACAAGAGACAGCACAGAAAGCACAGAGATACATACCTAGAAGATGATTGATACATCACCTGATTCTATTAGGATGTTTGCCATAATAGTACTTGGTGTGGTATGGTTTTACTTACTCAACGTGGAGTTAAGAAGTCGTGACGATGATTGATGACATTAAAGGGTGGGAGAAAGAATATCTCACCATGAATAACAAACTCACTGATAGAGAGAGGGAGATTCTAAAGGGAGATCCTATCAAATCACATGAGGGTATGGTCTTTGGTCGCATGTATGCTGACTGGAAAAAACAAAAAGGATACGAGTAATGGTTTTACTAATTTCAATAATGTCTTTTGCAAACTTTGTGTTCTATCCCTTAGTGATAGGTACAATCATTGCGGTGATCATTGAGCAGATCTTTAGAGCTAGAGGTAGTGAGGATAACCCAGAGGATATTAGAAGGGTTGTTATCTCTATGGGCATCCGCAAATATTTGTATAGACAAGCGTGGATTTTTAATGTAATATGGTTTGTAGGATACTTCATCCTAATGTTTACAGTAGGTAGACAGGCACCTCAAGCAATGCCTGATATGATTTGGCAAGGATAATGAGAACACAAACTAAAGAGAACTATTACTATGTCTTCTGGACTGTAGCAATGGTTGCCTTCATAGTTCCACAAGTTTTTACTGCTTATGCATACATGAGCATCAAAGATCTCCTAGATAAACCAATACAAGTAGAGTACGTCAATGGAATTGAATGATACCAATGTCATTGAAGTTCTTTCTGAACTCGCACCATACATTGAAGCTGATGGTGGTTTCTTAGAGTATGTGGAGACAGAAGAGGGCTGGGTCAAGGTAAGACTTGGTGGTGCATGTGCTACATGTGCTATGAGTACCATGACATTGAAGCAAGGTATAGAACGTAAACTTATGGAAGATATTCCAGATGTAAAGGGGGTGGTACAAGTACTATGATTCAGTTTAGAGAAGGAGATATTAGACGCATCATACATGCCTGTGAATACTATAGGAGTATTATCAGTAGTCAGGATGCAGATCTTGCTAAGAAATATGATAAGGTTCTTCATCATCTACATGATTATCAGATAGAGATGGAGTGCCCAGACTGTTGGGATCCAGAATCAACTTGTGAAATACATGCCTGAAATATATGATGACTTCCTTTCAAAGGAACAGTGGGAACCGATCAGAGATCTAATCTGTGGAGATAATTTTCCATGGTACTGGACTGAACATGTTCTTAATGAGGACAGAGAAGACGAGCATCCTATACTATGTGATCCCATGAATAACTTTCAGTTCTTTCATGAGATGTACCACCACAATTTGTCCACTAGCAATCAACTGTTTAATTTATCTCCTATCCTTGACGGTTTGAATTTGAGATCCTTAGTAAGGGTTAAAGCTAACCTAAACGTTAGGACAGAAGAGATAGTAAGACATGGATTTCATACTGACTTTGATTATGATGGGTGTACTACCTCTATCTTTTATTGTAATACCAATGATGGATACACAGAGTTTGAGGATGGTACTAAGGTTGAGAGTGTAGAGAATAGGTTGATTACTTTCCCAACACAGATGATGCACAGTGGTACGACATGTACTAACTCAAAGAGTAGAATCATAATCAACATAAATTATTTCTGATGAATGAAGCATTAGTATGGGCTAACCATGAACTATGGATGACAGTTGCATTTTGTAGTGGACTGTTCCTTGGGTGGGCTTTAATGTGGAGACCCCCTGATGGAAAATGACTTTCTGGTCCAAAAAAAGTCGAAAAAAAAATTTGGATAATTTTTTCTCGCGTAGGTTTTTATGTTCAAGATATGTCCTGCTTGTGAAGCACGTTGGTTAGACGGTCAGTTGTATTGGGCTACAGGTAAGATTGGATGTCCACATGATCTTGCTGGATTATTATGTAATGATATAAATAGTGAACGTTGTATCAATCCCTGCAAAGGTTCCACTAGTGGTGTCACATGGGCACAACGCAGACAATTTCTGGACAGACTAAATGAAAAAGATTAAGTGTGCCTTCGACAAAGTGGTCGAATGGGATAAGAAAATTATCAAAAAATGCCAAGACAAATTTGGATGGACAGACTATCAAGTAGTTGTCATTTCATTTGCTAAGGGATTCGTTATAGGTGCTATCTTATTGTAGCCGAGCCCTGACATGTGTGAGTATTAACACCTAATTTTATACTAAATATTGGTGTAATGTGGAGTTGAAAGATCATGTCCCACTATACCATTGGCTATCACGATAGCCTACAAGAACAGCACGAAATTTGCGAGTATGCAGAGAATGCATTTGAAGCAATAGAACACAGCAAAGAGGATGTCTCCTATCTAAGGGAGCATCCTCATTTTATTGACTCCTGCATGGAGACCTAGTATAATGAAGACACTAACACAATATAAACATGAGATCATGTGGTGGATGAGTAGACTTACAATAATGCTTACGTCATTATTTTTATCAATGACACTAGCGGCACAGGCATATGCTACAGAAATACAAATGGGTTCTAATGGGAACTTGGTGTTTGATCCTTCTGAGCTTACAGTTGCTGCAGGTGATACGGTTACATTCGTGAATGGTGATTTACCACCTCACAATATAGTATTCCTTGACCATGAAGAGTTAAGTCATCC